AAAACGCGAATGGCAAATGCTCTAATGAAAATCAGAATCACCAGACCGATTATCGTGGCCGGCGAGGGTGCGAACGAGGGCGACCTGTTCGAATTGCCACGCCCGAAGGCCCTGGAATTGATCGGCTCGGGATGCGCGGAAGAATACCTCGAACAGGGCGAGAAGTCCGCGAAGCCCGACGCGCTCACGACCGTTGAGACCGTGACCCACGGCGACCCGCAGGTACGCCGAATTCCACCAGCGCCGAAAGTCGCCAAGAAAAAGGAAGATGCGGGCGGACCGGGCGGCAGCGGAGCGCAAACCGGCATCGAGAAATGAGCACGGTTTGGAACGACACCGACATCCCCGGCATGATCGCCGCAACGGGCGGAGTGCCATGCACCATCGGCGGTTATGCCGGGATGTGTCTCATGGATTTGAACGATTCGATTTTGATTCAGGATTCGAACCGCGGACAGGTAGTGGCGGGACAGCCGATGCTCACGGTACAAACCTCAGCTTTTCCCAGCCTGGATATCGATACCCCGGTAACGGTTGACGGGAAGAACTACACCGTGAGGGAACGGCTGAGGTATGGCGATTCCGGCCTCACCAAACTTTTTCTAGGACAGTGAAATGATAAAGAGACAAACAACGCCCGCTCTTCCGCGAAGCGGGCGCGGGGCCGCGAAATAGAGGGAATGTGTCTTCGATCAGAAAACAAATCATGGACGCGGTGATCCTGGCGCTGCAAGAACCCGGAGGTCCCTCCGGGTTGAACGTTCACCGTGAGCGCCACCGGCCCATCGAAACGGACCAGCTCGACGCGATTCTCGTTTATGCGGAGGACGATGTACCGAAGCCTCTCGCCGGCATCACCTACCAAGCGCCGTTGACAGAGCGCCAATTGAGCCTGGTTCTGGAATACCGGGCGAAGGTCCGGGCGGGAACGACCGACGATGAAGCCCTTGACCCGCTCATCGTCTGGGGCATGCAGCAAATTCTCAAAAACGAAAAGTTTGGCGGTCTCGCTAGTGGCGTGGACGAAGGCCGTACCGTATGGCTTACCCGCGAAGCGGAAACCACAGTCGCGGCGGCAGCCGGCCACTTCACCGTGAAGTACAGAACGGCTCGCACCGATCCCACTTCGAAAGGTTAGGAGGAACAAAATGCCAGGTTTGACGTACCCGATTCCCCATCTGCCCATGCTTGGGAAAGGCTCAATTCTCATCGATATTTTCGATGCGAGCGGGAACCCCACCAAGTCCTATATGCATCTCGGCAATTGCCACAAGCTGGAATTCGACATCAAAGACGATATTGCCGAACTCTACCAGTCCCTTAACAAATCCGTTTCGCTCATCGCCACGGCGCTGAAAAAGCGGCAACCCGGCATTGCGATTACCGGGACGGATTTCTCTTCCGACCACATGGCGATTGTCCAGATGGCAGGGTTGAAAACATCACTCGTGCAGACGGTCCAAACCATCACCGGCGAAGCGTTGCTGTCCGCCACGGCGAAGAAAATTGGCCGCTACGGGAGAACGCTCAACGGCAACCTCGACGTGAGTCTCCCCGCTAACACCGTCGTGCATCAGGCAGCCGGGGTTCTCGTGCAAGGCACGGATTACATCATTGCCGATCCCGTCATCGGTTTGATTTATTTTCCGGCCACCAGCGCAGTCGTGGATACCACGGCGGTCAGCATCGATTACAAGACCCTTGCCGCGACGCGCGACCAAGTTGCTCCGGGCACGCAGCCCTATGTCAAGTGCGCGCTGCATTTCGATCCGGACCCGACAGACGGGCAGAAAATCGCCGTAGATATTTGGCGTATGAATTTCAACCCGAGCGGGCCAGTGGGCTTCATCGCCGACGATTACGGCAACTGGCAACTCAAGGGCATGATCCTCGACGACACCGCTAACCATCCGCTGTCGCCGTACGGACTAGAGACGTTCTACTGATCGCTCGGCTGGCGAGTCCGAGACGACGGGAGACAAAGCGACCCGCGAGGGGGCCAGCCGACTGTCCGGCGTCGGCCCCTCCGTCGCGGTTGCGAAGGAGACCACCATCAAAGCATCCCCAAATCTTGCGCGGCGTTGAGTTGGTCTCCGGCGTCGTGGGGGAACGGGGGGCCGCTTCTGAGCGCAGCCCTTCGGTTTTTTTTCCGGGCAGAGAGTGAGAGACCAAACAAATGGAGACCATCAAAATCGACGGGCGGCAATTCCACGGCATCACCGAGGCGATGACAGCGCGCCAGGATGATTTCATCCTCGCGCAATTGCGTCGCAGCGGAGCGATGGACGTGCTCGCGGCGCTCCCCAACGACGCCACCAAAGAGCAAAAGGAAGCCGCTTCGGATGAAATGTTCAATCGGATCGTGGAGTCCGGGCGCAAGTACAAATTGCTCGCCGGTCTCTTGACCGAGGAAGGGAAAAAATGGACACAGGCGGACGCGGACGAAAACGCGATGCGATTCGCCGAACTGACGGCGACCGGAGATAAATTGACGATGAGCCGCGAACTCATGCATCACGTCGTGCTTTTTTTTCGGTTCGGGGCGGAATTCTCGACGACTTCCCCGAACTCTTCGAGCCAGAGCGACGCGGCCCCCGTTCCCCAAGAGAACGCGGCAGTCGAGACCTCGGCGACTTCGGCCCAATAATCCGCGCCGTTGCGGACCACGATCCGGCGCGCTACGACAGCGCACTCGACTGGCCGATGCGCGATTCGTTCGAGGCGTATCTGGCGCGGCTGAAAGAACAGACGCGCTTGCAGTATTACGTTGACGTATTGGTTTGGGCGACTCTGGCACCGTATCAAAAACAGAAAGAGAGTCCGCCGCCCCTACCCAAGATTTTGAAAGGGTGAAATGGCAACCCCTCCGAATGTCACCGTTACCTTGACCGCTGAGGATCGTGGCGTCTCTCAAGCGATTCAGGCCCTCACGCAGCAACTCCAAACTCTCGCCGTCCAGCAAAAGGAAGTCGCAGCGAGCGCAAGTGAAGCGTCCACCGCCGAAGAACAAATGGCCGGATCGATGCACGAAGCGCGCGGCGCGGCGGCGTTGCTTGGCGAAGAAACCGGCATCCGGCTCAACCGGCATTTGCGCGGCGTCCTGGCGTCTTCGGAAACACTCGGACCGATCCTCTCCGCGGCATTCCCCATTGCGGCGGCGATTGGATTCACCGAAGTAATCATCCACGCAGCCGAGAAGATGAGCGAATTTATCAGTGATTTGCTCATCTACACGGAAGACCAAAAAAAGGCATACGAGCTAGAGGTCGAATTCAACAAAGAGCTAATCCGGCACATCGATACGATGGCCCGGCTCAATAAAGAATACGAGCGCATGGGGAAAAACGCCGTCCAACTTGCAAACATGGACGTGCGCGACCTGAACAAATCTCTCGCCGAAGCCAACGTCCGGCTTGAAGAAACACAAAAACAATTGAGCGCCCCTCTGCCAACGGCCGGCTTGTGGGCGCAAATCAAGGGCGGGATCGGCGGATTTTTCGAGGGCGGGATCGGCGGCGCGACGGTCGGCGCTGTAACGGCGGGCATGGACGTTGCCCAAAAACAGCGTGAAGTCGAAGTGAAAAAGGCGAAGGACGCGCAGGACGAAATCACGGCGGCGCTCCGCAACGCGACAAAGAACCGCGAGATTGTGACGCAAGAGGCGGCGGACAAAGAAGAAAAGGCGCGCGAGGAGAGCAACAAAAAAGTTATCGAGGGATTGCGCAAGCAATTTGAAGAGGCGCAGAAACTCGCTGAGATGGAAAAAAAGCTGGCCGATGAGACAGCCGAGTTTTGGGCGAAACAGCAGGCGAAAATCACCGAGGTGCAGGCCAAGGAACTCGGAAAGCGAATCGAGGCCGAGGCGCGATTCCGCGACGAATCGATGCGCAACGAAGAACAGCGGGCCGTCGATGCCATCTCCCTGCAAGAAAGAGAAGTCGAACAAGAGGCCCGCGCGCGGGAAATCAGCGGCGCGGACGCGGCGGCGCAACTCGAAGAACTCGCACAAAAGAAACTGGACATTGAAAACGCCTACCTCGGCGCGCGCATCAAGGAAATCCAATCGCGGATGCTCGACGAAGATGCCGAGACCTACGCGAAAGACCT